TCAGTCGGCCATATATCTTGAAAACTTATTTACTGCCTCATTTTCCATCTTGGGAGTGATATGAGAGTAAATATTTGATGTTGTTCTTATATCTTTGTGGCCTAATCGTTCTTGAACTTCCTTCATACTTGCTTCGGCCTCTAACATCATAACAGCGTGAGTATGTCGTAAATCATGGATGGAGATATCCGGAACCCCAGTTTTTCTTTTTACTCTTGTAAAGACATTTTGAATGGTCCTTTCACGTAGGCGAGATCCGTCTTTTTTACAGAAAACGAATCTGTGCGGTGAAGTTAATGGGCCAGCAGAAAGTCTATTTTTTTTGTTCACAGTGATAAGCTGTTTTAATTGACTTGAAAGAAACGGATCTATTTTAACTCTTCTTTTTGAATGTTTTGTTTTAGGCGGCCCGAAAACAGCTTCTTCACTTGAAAGATGATAGAGGAGTGTTTTGTTAATATCTATATAATCATTTTCAAAATCTAAATCCTCTTCTTGTAATGCCATAGCTTCACCTTTCCTAGGACCTGCATAAATCAACGTTAGAAAAAAATAGTAATAAACCTTCTCCTCATCTTCAAAACCATTCAAAAATTGTTTTATGTGGTTCTTAGCCCAATAATGGATTTTTTTCTCTTCCTCAATTTCTTCGATCTTTTTTATAATTACACCGGTGCATGGGTTTTTTACAATCTCGTCATTCAAGTAAGCCTGTCTCATGGCATTACTCATTGTTGCATTTATATGGCTTACAGAGCTTGTTTTGCGTGATGTTAACAGCTTATTAATAAATGACTGATATTGTGCCCTTGTTAATTTGTTAATTTGAATATGACCAAATTCAGGTATAAGGTATTTGTGAATATTCCTATAATGAGCACGATATGTAGAAGGCTTTACTTTCCCTTTTTTATACAATTCTAGCCACTCAGGAAGATAATCTTTAATTAATTTAGACTTAATCGGTTTGTTTAAGTTTGACTCAATATCTTTCAGAGCCTGCAAAATTTTTTCCTTTACAATCGCTTGTGTTTTTCCTCTCCGTGTGACTTGCTGACGCTTTCCGGTAACTGGATGTTTCGGCCCCTCGGCTGTTCCTTTCCAACCGACATGCACTTTGTCTTTGTAGACTTTTGAGAAACTAATCAATCTTCTCAGCTCCTTAAAAACGGAATGTATGTTCTGTTTTGGGATTAAAAATTTTTTGTGATGTTAGATAAGACTAACTGTTCTGGAATCCCATATTGTTCAATCGCTTCCTTTGCAGTTACACACCCATTGATAGATGAGAACAACAAATTTATTGCAAAAAAATTTGCTTCTAATTCGATTTGATCTGTTGAGAATAATGTCTTTCTTTTTAAAAAAGGAGTGTTTGCGTCCGGATGAAAGATCGCATGACCTAACTCATGAGCGCAAATAAACTCCTTGTTATGTTCATTCGCATTCTGATTAATGTGAATGACCTTAACTCTGAAATGCCTACTGTAATAACCCAGGGCTTTTCCTAAATCTTCATATACCACTTCAATTCCTAATTCTTTTGCAATTTTAAATGGATTGTTTGTTTCAAATTTTTTTGTTATTGATTTTATCTTTTTAGTAATTGACTCCACAAAAGCACCTACTTACGATATTTTTTCGGAGTGAATTTTTGTTTTGAAATTCTTTTTGCGAGACGTAAGGAATTTTCCAGACTGGAAATTAATAACTCTTTGTCTTCTTCATCCATATCGTCAAGAGTTTGGCCGTCAAATGCGGCATAACCGTTCTTGCCTTCTAACCCTTCTATAATTTTTTGTAGCTCTTTCTGTATATCTCTTTCATCTTTTTCTGTAAGTTCTGGCTCAAAATTTTCCTTTTCTGTTCTGCCAAGAAGGTAGTCAACAGAAACGTTGAAGTAATCGGCAACTTTCTGCAGCTTATCAACCGCGGGTTTTTGGGTTTTCCATTTATATAATGAATTCACCCCCATATCTACGCGTTTAGCTAACTCAGTTAATGATATTTTACGATCATCAGCAAGTTTTTTAACCCTGTCGAACGTTGTCAAATTAATCACCCTTAATAAGCTCAAGGACTTTTTTATCCAAAAAGATAAAAATCCATTGACATTTATCCGTATGGATAATATACTATGTCCATAAGCTACTTATTCAGCTTTTTAGGCACTACAAAATAAAAGCCGCAGATCACGTCCCCAAACGTAAAGGCTATAAAATTGTAGGCTTGTTTAGCTATGGCTTTATTTTATCCGGTTGGATAAAAAAAGTCAATAAAAAGCTAAATATTTAGCTGAAAATATAAAAAGGAGGTGTTTTCATTGGCTTTGGAACTGGAATTTGGAAAGCAGGTTAAGACTTGGTTAATTCTTAACGACATGCAGCAAAAGGATTTAGCAAAAATGCTAAACATTTCGAATGCGTACCTCTCTGACATTTTGCTGGGTAAAAGAAAGGGCAAAAAAGTCAGAGAGAAAATTGTCAAGATCCTAGACATGAAGGAGGTTTCATAATAGGCATGCTAACGGTTCAGGTTGATAAAGACGAAATTAAACGGATCTGTTCAGAAAAAATCGAGGAACACTTAAAAGCTTTGGATAATGAAAAGGTTTTTTGGAATACAAAAACCTTGAAGGAAAAAACAGATATGAGTTGGCCTGAAATAATAGATAAGTTTTTATACGATCCAAGGTGTCCTAAATACAAGGTTGGAACCAAGTGGAGGTTTCCTGCAGCTGAAATGAAAGAATTTCTACTGACATGGTTAGCCGAACAGCCAAAGCATTAAGCTTTACTAAATGAAGGGAGGTGAGGAATTGAAGATCAAAACAAAAGAATGGCTTGCTTTAAGCAAGGAAGCCAGGGCTAAGCTGATTCAAAACGAAGCTCTGAAGAATTGTAGGCATGAAAACAGTGAAACTATCGAGATCACAGGAACTTACGAGACGTTCACAGTTTGCAGTGATTGCGGAATGGAGATATAGGAAGGAGCTTTGAAGGCATGAACCTAAACCGATTTCTAAAAGCTGACCGTGAAAAGGCGGAAAGGCTGTTCATTTCAACGCGAGATCTTATTGCGGAATTGCCTGCCGCGATCGAGGAGCATGATTTTGAAGGATGTGTAGAAATTGCGGCGACAATCATTTCAAATTGCAAGGACCTTCAACGGATGGAACATCCAGAACAAGTCGTCCAGCTCCGTGAAATAGTGTCCAATCTCGCAAGCAGAGGGATTAATGTTTCAACTGTGAGGAGAGTGTATCAATGAATATCGAGCACCCAATGATCACTGAGATTAACCGTTACGGTTATCCTTTAGAAAATTTGAAGGACGAGAACGATGCAGAAAGAGAGGGTGAAAATGGATCTACAAGAGATTGATACAGTATTGCACCTTGTTGAAAGTGCATTAAAAAATGGCGGGCGAATTGGCATTGACTATCACTGTAAGAACGAAGAGGCAGCTCTTCAAAAAGTGCAGGATGCAGCTGAAAAATTGAACACAAGAATTGATCAGCGTTCCTACGATAATTGCTTTTGGTACGTAACTGAAATTAGCAGGAAACTTCAAGTTGCTGCATTTTATCCGTCAGCTTATGAACCAAAAAGCCGCCTCGGCAAAGGCGACTAAAAACAATACTTAACAACCTCATTTTAAATGGAGTTTATTACAAAATCAATTAGGGGGCAATATACATGAATCCTTTACAGGCGTTTGAACTAAACGAGATTTCAAATAATAGCCTGCAGCAGGAGAGCCGTCCACAGTTTGAGATCACGGACATGAATAGTCTAAATTGGGCGTTTCGGAAAATAGCTGCTTTAAAGACACAGGAAAAAGAAATCAAGGCCCTGGCTGCAACGGAAAGGCAGCGCATCGATGAATGGGAAACCCAGGAGCTAAAACCTGTCGCGGACAATCTGGAGTTCTTTGAAAACCTGGTCAGCGTTTATCACTCAAAGCAGCTCGAGCAGGATCCGAAAGCAAAAACACTTTCCACACCTTACGGCAAGTCAAAAAGCCGCACAATTAAAGAGCAGCCGAAGCCAGCCGATAAGGACCAGCTTCTCAAGCATGTTAAAGAGGCCGAGCTTACTGAATTTATCAAAGAAGATGTCAAATGGGGCGACTTTAAAAAATCTCTGTCCATCAAAGAAGTGGACGGCAAAAAGGTTGTCGTTGATGAAAATGGACAAGCTGTTCCGGGGGTAGAAATAGAACCTGCCTCCACCAGCTTCAAAGTGGAGGTGTGATAGATGTTTCAAGTCACAAACGCACAGCGTGAAAAAGAAAAGGCTATTGTCGGCTTTATCGGGCCGAGTGGATCCGGAAAGACTGCCGGCGCCCTGCTTGTCGCTTATGGAATGATGCGGGAAGCATACCCGGAAGCAAGCGATGAGGAAGTCTGGTCAAAGATTGGTGTTGTGGATACTGAGCACCGCCGCGCCAAACTGTATGCAAACTTGCAATTTGATGATGTGCGGATCGGAAGTTTTAAACATATTGATTTTACACCGCCTTACACCACAGAACGTTATCAATTGGCTGTGGAGGCTATTAAAAACGCCGGGGCCGAGGTGGTCGTAATTGATTCGCTTTCCCACAACTGGCAAGGGGAAGGCGGGATAGTAGAAAAACACGGGAGCATGTCCGGCAACTCATTTCAAAATTGGGGCAAGCTTGCGCCTGAAACAACCAAATTGATTAAGACCTTAACGCAAAACGATGTCCACATCTTGGCGACATTGAGAACAAAAACGGAGTATGTGGTTGAACCGGATGAAAACGGAAAGATGGCACCGCGCAAAGTCGGGACCAAACCAGTACAGAAAGACGAAATGGAATACGAGTTCATGCTCAATTTCAATATCAGTATTGATCATATGGCGGAAACATCCAAAGACAATACACGCATGTTTGAAGGCTCTTCTTTTAAACTCAATCCAGAAGTCGGCCGCAAGCTTTACCAATGGCTTGAGCTCGGCATTGACGTGAAGGCAGAGGAAGAAGCTGAGCGGCTCCGTTTGATTGAGGAAATTAAAGCGATCGTTTCCGGCAACGAAGCAGCCGCGCAGATGGTTGAAGAATTTCAGATTAAAGCCAATAAAAAACTTGATCAATGGACTATTAAGCTGGCATCCGCCGCACTTGATAGATTACAAGCTTTAAAGACTAAGGAGGAAAAATAATGTTTACAGTAGACCACAGCAAAGGTGAAGCTTTTGAACCGATTAAACCAGGAGAATATGAGGCAACAGTTATCAATTTTGAGGAGAAAACAGCAGCTTCATCCGGAAATAAGCGACTTGTCGTAGACTATGAAATTCGTTCTGACGTTGAGCAGCCATGTCAGGGCCAAAAAATCCTATACGATAACTTCACGGTTACAGACAATGCAATGTGGAGATTTCATCAAGCATCAAAGGCCGCGGGTTTTCCAAACGGAATGAAATTTAAAGATCATATCGAATGGGCCAATGCGTTTCTGAATAAACCGGTTCGCCTGGTTGTCGGAGAACGAGAGCACAACGGCAAAAAATATCCGGAAGTCAAAGCGTTTAAGCCGTCTGAGGCGCCAGCACCGGAAGCAGCTCCAGTTAACATCAGTGACGATGATGTACCGTTTTGATCATAAAAAACACATTTGAGGGAGTGTATAGCTCCCTCGTTTTTAAAGGGGAGTTATCACATGTACGAATTTAAGAACATACCGCAAGAGCTAAAAAACGCCCCTCAGTGGATTTTATGGCGTTCCGAAGAACGTGACGGTAAGAAAACAAAAGTGCCGTACCAGATTGACGGCAGCATGGCTCAATCCAGTAATAAAAGAACCTGGTCGACATTCCCGACCGTTTTGAAATTTTATAACGATCGAGATTATGACGGGATCGGCTTCATGTTTTCAAAAGATGATCCGTTCATCGGCATAGACATAGATCATTGTGTGGAGGACGGTGTCTTGTCCCCGTTTGCTGAGGAAATTGTTCAGGCGATTAGCAGTTACACCGAATATTCACCCAGCGGCAAAGGAGTCCACATCATCACAAAAGGTAAGATCCCATTGCGCGGGCCGGGCACAGGGAGAAAAAATCCTGAACTTGGACTGGAAGTATACCGCCACGGCCGCTATTTCACCTTTACCGGTAATAGTCTCGGGATCGGGGCCGTTGAAGAACGAACAGACGAGCTCAAAGAGCTGTTCGAAAAATATTTGAAGGACAAAAAAGAAGAATCGAAACCGTCCACTCCGCCCGCTGTTTCATCCAAAGATATGAGCAATCTCTCCAATAAGGAGATATGGGAAAGGATGTTCAACAGCAAGAACGGGAAGAGCATTCAGGATCTGTTTAACGGTCATCTGATAAACGATGATCACTCGGCCACAGATATGGCTTTGTGTAATCACTTGGCATTCTGGACGGATAAAGATCCCGCAAAAATGGATTCCATGTTTCGCGAATCGGGTTTGTTCCGGGAGAAATGGGATCGACAGCATTCATCTGACGGCGCTACATATGGAGACATGACCATTGCCGCGGCCGTTTATTCAACTCATACCACAATTTCTAATTTGCTGGAAGAGCAGCAGGAACAGCCGTATGAGGTGTACATTTCTCATTCCGATAATTCTCAAGTTGAGGATACAGAAGAGATCATTGACACCCCGCCGGTCTTTCATTTAACGGAGCTTGGCAACGCTGAGCGAATTGTCTACTATCACGGAAAGAATATCCGATACTGTAACGAGCTTGACTGGCTGATCTGGAACGGCAAGCGATGGGAAGAAGACAGCAAACGGAAAATTGAAGCCATCACCGCGAAAACATTACGGGCGTTATACAGCGAGGCAAAGGCCACAGAAGACAAATTCCGAAAAAAACAGCTCAATGATTGGGCGAAGAAATGCGAGCGCCGCAATATACGGATGAACACCATTTTAGATGTTCGGCCAATGGTTTCAGTGCGGAAACAGGAACTGGATTCCCACAAATATCTTTTCAATTGCGATAACGGCGTGATTGATCTGAAAACAGGAGAACTTCTGCCGCATGATAGGAATCTGCTTTTTACAAAAATATCTCCTGTCTCTTATCAACCGGACGCCGACTGTCCGAACTGGAAAGCTTTCTTGGAAAGTATTTTTATAGATGACCAGGGCGCGCCGAACTATGAAATTATTGATTTCATGAAGAAGGCAATTGGCTATTCGCTGACCGGGGACACCACAGAACAGGTCATGTTCTTTCTATTTGGAAACGGTCGGAATGGTAAATCAACCTTTATCAATACTGTTCAGCACCTGTTCGGGGACTATGGGCGGCAGACAAACAGCGACACCTTCATAAAGAAGAAAAATGACAGCGCCATAAACAATGACATTGCCAGGTTGGACGGCGCCCGGTTTGTGTCGGCTGTCGAGAGTGAAGAGGGACAGCAGCTGTCTGAATCGTTGGTGAAGCAGATCACCGGCGGCGAAAAGATGTCAGCGCGTTTTCTGCGTCAGGAATACTTTGAGTTTACACCGGAATTTAAAGTCTTCTTTACCACAAACCATAAACCGATCGTTAAAGGCAGCGATGAGGGTATTTGGCGCCGGATCCGGCTGATCCCGTTTACTGTCACAATTCCAAAAGAAAAAGTAGACAAGAAGCTGCCGCAGAAACTGGCTGAGGAAATGCCAGGGATCCTGAGGTGGGCTATTGAGGGCTGCTTGAAGTGGCAGAAGGAAGGCCTTGGAGAGCCGGAAGCGATCAGGAAGGCAACGGAAGGCTACCGGGAGGATATGGACATTCTCGGTCCGTATATGGAAGAAAGATGTATCCAGCATTCGACCGCAAAGGTAGAAGCAAAGGAGCTTTATAAGGATTACAAGGACTGGTGCTTTGAAAATGACGAAATTGAACTGAAGAACCGGGCATTTTATCGACAAATGGAAATCCGCGGCTTTAAAAAATATCGCGGAAATTATAACAAAAATTATTTTGATGGGATCGGTTTAATAAAAGAGAACCGAGATTTGCATAAACAATTAAATCTTTTTAAACAGGGTCAGAGCCCATCGGATATAAAAAGTAACAAAAATAACGTCACAAGCATCCAGAGGAAAAAGCTATAAATGTTGATACGACAGGGGTTTTAAGAGTTTTTCTAAAATATGGTGTTACTTTTGTTACTTAAATCCCCTGTTCCATGTACTGAAAATAAATAAATAAAAAAAATATATATATATTCTATATAGCTTTATATATGAAAATGAGTAACAAAAGTAACAAAAAGGGCTCGATCCCTTGGGAGAGTAAGGACGAGCAGTGTTACTTAAAAAGTAACAAAAGTAACAGCAAGGCGGGTGATTATTTTGCATCCAAAACAAATTTGTGATGACCTTGCCTTTTTGGGATCACCTTTAGTTCTGGACGGGGATGACCTTTATATTGAGAATCCGGAGAATGTATATCCAGAACTTGTGGAATTTGTTCAGTCACATAAAAAACGGATCATCCAGTACTTAAAAGGTGAATACTCAATGCAGGATCATAAAATCAAACAAACTATTGATAAAATCATCAATTATTTTATGGGCATAGATCAAGAAATGAATCCAAAAATAGACGACTGGTTCAATCATGAGTGGGATGCGGCAACTAAAGCCGCGAGATTGCTCGTTCTATTTTGGGAGAACGGCTGGAGAGATCTGAACAGCTCCGTTTCGAATTTTGAGGATGAAGAAACGGACAAACTCTCTTTAGAAATCTATGAAAGTGCCATGTCGTACTTTAAGGGGAAGAAAGCATGACGATTATTCACTATAACTATTCGGATACAGAATTAAAAAATATTCTCGACAGCATGATCATTATTGTGGATACGAGGGAGCAGAAGAACCAGCATGTTCTTGACTATCTCCGCAAAAAGAACGTATCCATCAAATTCAAAGGGATGAAGACGGGCGACTATTCCGCCATGATCCCGAGAAACGAGGAATACGGGATTAGCCGGGACATGTATTTGAACGCTGCTATCGAACGGAAAAATGGAGTTGATGAGCTGGTTCAATCCATTAAGGACCGTTCCCGGTTTGAAAATGAATTGATTCGTGCATCCAAACACCCCTTCACTCTTCTTGTGGAGGATCTGGAAGGCTATCAAAAAATACTGAACGGAAAATATCGCTCACAATATAAGCCGCAGTCTTTGCTTGGCAGCTTAAAAACGTTTGAAGTCCGTTACAATTTCTCAACCGTTTTTATTAACCCGAGCGCGACCGGAAACTATATCTATCACCATTTTCATTATATGGCCCGGGAGCTGTTAAAGGGGGGCTTGCTGTGAATGAATTAATGAAGGCCCTTTATTGTGAAAGGAAAAAGGACGAGCTTAAAGCGCGGCTGCTTAAAATGGGATTTTTTAAAACGCCTGACGGTCGGCAGCTGTACGAGCTTTCATTGACTGAATTAGACGAAATATTCAAAAAGAAATTGATTGAAAGGGGAAAATGACCATGGCATTTGTAGGTTTTGAAGAATCACAAGAGGTGCGGCAGCTGGCCGAAAGTTTAATTGATAAATATCACCCACATTTAAAAGATGCAAAGAAACACATTGGTTTTTACATCCGGGAAGGTAACAGCAAATGGGCCGGGAAGGCGAAAAAATGCACGGCCTTTGAGCGCCATATGACTGATTACATGCTTTTTGTATTCATCAATAAAGAAGCCTGGAAGACGATGAACCAAGAGCAGCGCGCCGCCCTGGTCGATCATGAGCTTTGTCATTTTACCCGCGCGGAATGGGAGGAACCAGATCCGAATGACTCAAGCAAATGGGTTACTATGTACGGACCCGCAGAAGATCCTGACAGTTGGGGAATCCGCGAGCATGACGTTGAAGAGTTTTCGGAAATCATTGAGCGTCATGGTCTTTGGGAAAAAGGGATTGAATCATTTGCTGCTGCCGTCCGAGAGGCTGACTATCAAATGAATATTGATGATGTGAACAGAGAACAGCGGCTTCAGAGGGTGAAATGATGAGAGGCGGCGGAATAAATAAATGAAAAGTATTGAATTATTCGCTGGTATAGGGGGGATTGCGCTTGCTGCAGAATGGGCTGGTGTTGAAACAGTTGCCTTTTGTGAGCGAGAACCATTTTGTCAGAAGGTACTACAAAAAAACTTTCCTGGTGTCCCCATCTTTGACGATGTATGTACTTTGAATAGACAGCTTTTAGAAGAAAAAGGAGTGATCGAACCAGGTGGAACAGTTGACATTATTTCCGGAGGATTCCCTTGCCAGCCTTACAGTATTGCCGGGAAGCGAAAAGGCAAGGAAGATGACCGCGACCTCTGGCCGGAAATGTTTAGGATCATCAAGGAACTTAGACCCACTTGGATCGTTGGTGAAAACGTTGCTAACTTCGCAAACATGGAACTCGACCGCACGTTATTTGACCTGGAAAGTGCAGGTTACAAAGGCCAATCGTTTATTATACCGGCTTGTGCCGTCGACGCCAAACATCGAAGAGATAGAACATTCGTTGTGGCCTACTCCGACAGTGCACGGGAACTACAACAAAAAAGGAGCGAGCAAAAATTCAGGGATAGGATTAGCAACAGCTGTGAAGCTATTCCCTACACCAACAGCACGGGATTGGAAGGGGAGAACCGGTCCGAATTGGAATCATCAGACGTTACCCGATGCAGTCCTCTGGCCGACTCCGAGAACAAAAGGGATGTGTGGCGGAACCGGCTCGTTTCAAACGATGATCGATCTGCAGGAAAAAGGGGTTATCACCGAAGAGGAGCGAAAACAGATGACGGCGGGCAACGGTGGGCAGCTGAACCCGACGTGGGTCGAGTGGCTAATGGGATTCCCAATCGGGTGGACAGAATTAAAGGATTAGGAAATGCTGTGGTGCCTCAGCAGATTTTCCCGATCTTCAAAGCAATCATGGAACAGGAGGCAGCAAGATGGCAAGATCACCTTTAATCTGGTTCGGCGGCAAGGCCAAATATACCGAACACATCATAAACAAAATGCCAGCCCATAAGGTTTATGTCGAGCCTTTTGGCGGCGCGGCCCATGTTATAGCAAAAAAGCCGAAAATATCGCATGAAGTGTACAACGATATTGACGGAAATGTGGTCAATTTCCTAATGCAAGTCAGAAAGGATCCCAAGGAGATGCAAAAGGCTTGTGAGTCCATTCCGTACAGCCGGGCACTTTACGAGAAATGGAAAGCTGAGGACTATCCAGCAAACGACTTTGACCGGGCTGTCCGGTGGTTTTATATGAACCGGTCCGGAATCAGCAAGGGAAACGCGGAGAATGTTCCGCAGACCGGATGGCGGCACAGTACGAAAAGCGGGCAGAACCCGGCGGGCGGTTACATAAGTGCCTGTACAACATTCCAATCATTTGCCAATCGTATGAAAGGTGTCATGATTGAATGTCAGGATTTCCGCACAATTATTGAAAAATACGATAGCTCGGAAACTCTCTTTTACGTTGATCCTCCGTATGTTGGCCGAGAACAGTTTTATGCCGGCGGATTTACGGAGCAGGATCACCGGGATCTGGCTCGGTTGCTGATTAAGGCGAAAGGAAAAGTGGTTCTCTCCTATTATGATAATCCTTTGATACTCGATCTCTATCCGAATTGGGAGAGAGAAACATTTTCAGCATACAAGCAGGTTGTCGGTAGATCCGTAAAAGGAAACTGGACCGAAGAAATGTTGCTGTTCAATTATAAAATTACTCAGCTCAGTTTATTTGATTAGGAGGCGTGGTGGGCGCCAATAAGGAGGAGTTATGATTTATCTAATTATAGGAATCGTCGTTCTTGCCGCTCCGTTCATCTGGATGGAGATTGCAGAAAGACGGATTCAGGAATGGGAAAAAGAAAAATGAACGAATGGAGGGAAAGGATGTCAAAGGAACAATTATCTTTTCTCGATGATGTGGATGAAAAAGCCGTTCGAAAAATAGTCATCAAAGAACTGAAAAATTACCGCGCGCTCAAAGTCCAATTAGAGAATAAAAAAGAATGTTCATCTGCCGGCGTTAACATTTTCCCTTCCCTCCGGGATTCCTATACAGTGAACGAGCTCAAGGTCAAGCAGATGGAACGGGCTTTAAAAAACAGCTTGGACGATGAAGAACGTTTGATTATCGAAAAGAAATACCTGACGGCTGCCAGGGTGAAAGACATTAATATTTATATGGAACTCGGCATGAAAAAGGATACCTATTATGAAATAAAGCAACGGGCAATCTGCCGCATAGCAACAGCACTCGGAATTATCTGAGTGCTTTTTTCATCGAGAAAAACCCGACAAAATCCCGACATTTTTCCGATAATCGGGAGGATAAAGAGGGGGAATTTTTATGTGTACTTTATCGATAAGATTTACTTATCAAGAAATAACGGGAGACGCACCATTCCCTTATCAAGGTGAATTCGGATACTCAAATTAAGGCGATGAAGAATGCAGCCAAACGGGAGGAACATTCTGAGCCGGATCGCGCTAGTCTTGCGGCTTTGGTATCGGGAGATTTGTAAGCAGTATGTTTTTTGGACATGCCGTCTTACAATGCTTGGCTTCCTCCCGGAGTATGTGTAAGGCGCAAATTTGAATAAACGTTTAGCGTAAGGAGGAATTGTACAACTAAGATAAGAGGACAGTCCAAGACTGGACTATCGAGTATTATGGTATTAAGCGAGTAGACAAGTTTATTTTTTTAATTTATTGCATAAAATAAAATACATCGAGAATTACCCCTTTTTTCAAGAGGTATCCTGAAGGATGCTTCTTGTTTTTTTGAATGAATTCGAATAGACAAGCTGCAAATATGGATCGAAATCATAATAATAAATATATTTACTTCTCTCCTTTCAGTTTAAGTATCCTTAAAAAATTTTTGAGGATACTTTTTTTGCTTTAGGCTGTGGATAGTACTCGATCGGACAAATATGGGTGATTGTAATGGTACATGTATACACTGTTTATCATAGTTTAATAATGAATATGATAAATGAATGAAAGGGGAGCTTAGTCATGTTTCATTGCAAACCAAATGTGATGCCGCCAATTGTACACCCGACTAATTGTTGTCAAACTCATACTTTTTCTAAAACAATTGTGCCGCATATTCATCCGCAGCATATAACAAATGTGCATCATAAGCATTTCCAGCATGTGCATCAATATCCACACACTTATTCTAGTTACGATCCTGTTACACACTCTCATACTCATTGTGGTAAACCATGTTGTAACTAGTGGGATTAAACAATGTCTGTATGGTTTACAGTGCATCATCATATATAGCACCCAAATGAAGGGTGCTTTTTTATGTTCTCTGTAAACCGGGTCCAGTAAATCTCAGAATAGACGATCGGCGGCCAATGAGAGCCTCTGAGTGTGGGCCCGGTTTAGAAAGAATATATCCAAACGCTTTCCCAAACGGGAGGGCGTTTTTTATTTAAGGGAGGGCTTACATATGGAAGTCGTTATAGAAAGTATTGAGAGAAAAGGAGAAACCTTAGTTCTTGACGGAAGCATAATGGAATTTAAAACCTATGGTTTTCGGATAAAAGCTATTGTTCGTTTGAAGTCTGGATCCGAAGTTGAAGGCAGCTTTCATTTTCCAGGGGAACGGGAAATGAGCTTCTCTCAAGCTGAGCAGAAAATACGTGAGTTGTTTGCTGATCAAGGGGAAGGCGTATGAATTGGGAACGTAAGCAGCGTTATAGATACCTACGAGAGCAGCGAAGAGAACGCGACTATGAGCTTGGACTTATACAACTTGCTGGCCGTCCGTTCTGTAAGCCATCATTAACGAGAATACCTGGACGCAAGGCACTAACCTTATCGCGATTTATGGCAGGTGCAAGGCGATGAATAAACCTTTAAAGCCCTGCAATGAACCAGGCTGTCCGACTCTCACCCGGGAAGGCTACTGCGAACAGCACAAGCGTGCCAAGCCAGCCTATGATCAATACCGAGAGTCAGCTGCCCGCCGGGGGTATGATAGCAAATGGCGGAAGGCAAGACAGGGGTACCTGTCAAAGCATCCTTTTTGTGTTTCCTGCATGAAGGAAGGCAGGCGGGTTCCCGCGACAGTCGTTGACCATATCGTTCCGCATAAAGGAGATAAAAAACTATTTTGGGATTCTTCCAACTGGCAGCCGCTGTGTGCGCCCTGCCACAGTAGGAAGACTGCGAAGGAGGATGGAGGCTTTGGCAACAGAACATCAAACCTGCGTATGTGATCACTGTGGAACCAAGTTCCATATCAAAGGATGTTCGAAGATTAGGAAGCATGACAACGGGGTGCGGCAGCATTACATCAAGTGCCCACAGTGCCAGACTGAATACACGTCCTACTACACGAACGAGAAGATCAGGCGCATGCAACAGAAGGTAAAGAAGCTGACTGTGCTGCGTCTCAAAGCACAAGCTCAAAAGGGAATTGACGTATACAAGCAGAAATACACGCAAGCTCGAGAGGAATTAGAAACCGCCATGCTGCAGCTGCGGGAGGAAATGGAGCCCCCCCGCCCTTAAATCTCTGGAAAGGATTCGCCGGAGACCGCGCTCCCCTCCACATTTTGAAAAATTCCCTAAATGAAATTTCGGAAGGAGGTGAGGGAATGGCAAGACCAAGGCAACCGGTTGACTTATTGCTTGTGAAAGGTAAGAAAAACCTGACAAAACAGGAGATTGAAGAACGAAGAAAGCAGGAGATCAAGGCGCCAAGCGACAAAGTAAAGGCGCCTTCTTATTTACCGAAAGACTTAAAAAGGGAGTTCAAAAAAATAGCGGACGAGCTGAAAAACATCGGGATTATGACGAATTTAGATGTTGATGCGCTCGCCCGTTTTTTATATTCGCGGAAGCTTTACCTTCAGGTGACGGACCAGCTGCTTGAGCAGGGGCCAATGAAAACAATAGTCGTCAGAGATGTGGACGAACAGGGAAATATCGTGGGGGAAAAAGAAAAAACGGTAGTCAATGAAGCGTATTCGGACTTGCTTATCAATCAAGATAAACTATTCAAACAATGCCGGCAGGCTTCCAGTGATTTGGGCTTAACCATTTCCTCGCGCTGCAAGCTCGTGATTCCTAAAAAGGATGACGACAAGCCGAAATCAAAAGAGGAAGAGCGGTTTGGGGGCCGGATGTAATGCAAGAGGTCACCACTGAATTTTTGATTGAGCGTGTATGGGCCTATTGCGAAAAAATACTTTCCGGTGAGATAAAGGCTTGTCAAAAGCATAAATGGGCTGTGCAGCGATTTTTTAAAGATGTTGAGGCGTTAGCGGACCTGGATTGCCCCTTTTACTATGACGCTGAAGCAGTGCTAGATTTTTACGAATGGGCGCGGCAGTTCAGGCATGTTGAGGGGATACTTGCGGGTGAGCCGATTGAGCTGACGGACTTTCAGCTCTTTATTGCGGCCAATGTATACGGCTTTTTCAAAAAGGAAAACGGTGCCCGCCGGTTCCGAAAAGTTTATATCCAGCTGGCTCGTAAGAATGCGAAATCGCAATTTCTCGCGCTCATGGCGTCTTATGAAGTGTTCCCGACCACCGAAAAACATCGGGTGTTTATTGCTGGATGGTCCCGGGAGCAGTCAGACGAAGTTTACCAGGCGATTCTTGAACAGCTGCAGCATGCTCCGATCCTTGAAGGAAAATATACATCTGCAAACGGCCGGGTAAAAAAGTATAAAACGAACTCAATTATCCAGCCCCTTTCCCGTGAAGCCCGAAAGCTCGGAGACGGTAAAAACCCGTCATTGGGAATTGTGGATGAATACCATGCACATGAAACCAGCGAGATTTATGATGTGCTTGACAGTGGTATGGTCGCCCGGCGCAGCCCATTAATGGCAATCATCACGACAGCCGGGTTCAACATGGAGCGGCCATGTTTTAAGGAATACCAATATACAAGCAAAATTCTCGATCCTGATGCCGACACAGAAAACGATGACTATTTTGTCATGATCTGCGAACTCGATCCTGATGACGACATAAAAGACGAATCAAACTGGATTAAAGCCAACCCTATAGTTGCAACGTATCCGGAAGGTATGGAGTCACTACGCTCTGCCTTAAAGGTTGCGCTCGAAGTTCCAGAAAAAATGCGCAGCTTCCTTACCAAGAATATGAACCGATGGGTTGATCAAAAGGATAACGGCTATATGAAAATGTCAAAATGGCGCGCGTGCAACGGTGAAATTCCTGATCTGGAAAACATGGCCGTATATCTTGGACTGGATTTGTCCATGACTACCGACTTAACATCAGTCGGCTGGATTGGTGTTCTTGATGGAATCTATTATGTCGGACAACATTCCTTCATGCCTGAAGGGCGCGCAAAAGAAAAAATGGCAACGGATAAAGTGCCGTATGATCTGTGGAAAGAGATGGGCTACATCACTTATACGCCTGGAGATGCCGTTGATTATCAAATAGTTGAAAAATGGATCATTGAATTTATTTACAAGCATCGGTTCCGGCCACAGGAAACCGCATATGACAAATGGAATGCCTTGCATTTGGCCCAACGGCTTGAATCTAAAGGCCATACCATGGTGGAGATTCCGCAAAGAATCAATCATCTATCTTTGCCGACAAAAGACTTTCGTCAAAAAGTGTATGACGGCAAAGTTGTTCACGGGGATGACCCGGTTTTAAATTGGGCGATCAATAACGCGATCATGAAAATTGATCCTCAGGAGAATATCATGCTGGATAAAGCAAAATCTCCGCAAAGAATCGACCCGGCTGCAGCTGTCATTAACGCATACGCCAGGGCGATGTATCACGAAACAAACCAAAAAGTAGACTTGAATGCACATTTCATGTCTGATAATTTCAGCTTTTAGGATGTGAGAGAATGAAAAAATTGCTGGCCTTTCTGCTTTTAATTTTAAATGATCTGCTGTTTGTGGCGGGGACCGCCTTTATCCTTGCAGCTGCATATAGATTTAATACAAACATCGGTCTGATCCTGACGGGTGTATTTTTTATGTTTTATGCCTATCTCCTGACCAAGAAAGGGAGGTGAAATAATTGCTAATTGATCGGGTGTTTGAGAAACGATCCGACTCCAAGGATATCAACGGCTTCAACGATTTGTTTTTAAATTTATTCGGCGCCAGGCAGACAGCGAGCGGCGAGAAAGTGAATGAAAGAAATTCGCTTGTGCAGCCGGATGTTTTTGCCTGTGTGAATGTATTATCTGATGACATCGCCAAGCTCCCTATTCATACCTATCAAAAATTAGAAAGCGGGATCGAGCGAAAGCCGAGTCATCCGGCTGCTTATGTTGTCTATGCTCGGCCAAACCCTTACATGACCGCGTTCACTTGGAAAAAACTCATGATGACTCATGTTTTGACTTGGGGGAATGGCTACTCATACATTGAGTTTGGATCCAACGGCTATCCAAAAGGCTTGTATCCATTACGGCCGGACGCTACAAATGCTTATGTTCATCCAAAAACGGGCATGCTGTGGTATCAAACTGTTCTCAATGGGCAGACGGTGGAGCTTTATGAGCATGAGATATTACATTTCAAAGGGCTTTCCACTGACGGCATACACGGAAAATCACCCATCGGCGTCGTCCGCGAACACATCGGAGCCCAGGCCGCCGCAACTAAGTATAATGCAAAGTTGTATAAAAACGAGGCAACGCCGCGCGGGATCTTAAAGGTTCCTGCTTTTTTAGATGAGAAGCCGAAAGAAAATGTACGTAAAGAATGGAAACGAGTCAATCAAGGTGAAAATATTGCGATCATCGACAATGGTCTTGAATATCAACCAATCGCTATGCCGCTGCAAGAGGCACAATTTGTGGAATCGATGAAATTCAATAAGGCCCAAATATCGATGATTTACAAAGTACCTTTGCACAAGCTTAATGAGCTGGATAAGGCTACATTCTCAAATATCGAACACCAATCCATTGAATATGTGAGAAACACTCTCCAGCCGTGGATTATTAATTTCGAACAAGAGCTTAACGTTAAGCTCTTTATGGACCATGAAACGGAATCCGGCCACTATGTGAAATTCAACATTGATAGTGAGCTGCGCGGAGACAGCAAGACACAGGCCGAATATTTGAAAATACTCCATGAAATCGGCGCCTTAAATAAAAACGAAATCAGGGCATTAATTGAGCGGAATCCGATTGAATACGGAGAAAAATACATGTCCAGCTTAAACTATGTTTTTCTGGACTTTATGGAGGAATACCAGCGGCTTAAAGCTGGCGGTGCCCTGAAGGGAGGTGACAAAAAGGATGAAGGATAAAGAGATTCGGCAGTTAACCACACCTATAGAAATTCGTTCTGAGGGTGAGGATAAAAGCGAATTTGTGGAAGGATACGCCCTGAAATTTGAAAAATGGTCTGAGCGGCTTGGGGGGTGGTTTAAGGAAATTATTAGTCGGAATGCCCTGAATTCGACCGATCTAACAAATGTCATCGCGCTGTTTAATCATCGGCAAGATTTCCCGTTAGCTCGAAATACCGTCTCAGGGGACACAGGGCGGCTTGAATTAGAAGCGGACAACATAGGTCTCAAATTCCGTTTTAAGCCGTCAGATACGTCATACGCGCGTGATTTGATGGCGAATATAAGAAGCGGTGTCATAAATCAGTGTTCTTTTGCTTTTTCCTTAAATCACAATGAGGCGGATGCTGATGAATGGCGTTTTAATGATGAGGAAGACATTTATGAGAGACGGATCAATAAAATCCATCGCATTTATGATATTTCACTTGTCACCACCCCGGCTTATAACGACACGGAGGCAGTCGTCGGATCCCGGAGTTTGGAGAAAGTGGAGCAGCTCAAAGAAGCCCGGAAATTGCCGGATGACAATTTGAAAATGGAATTAGAACTATTAGACCTTATTCTCCCTGAATAGAGGTCTTTTTTGTGTCTAAAAACAAGGAGGAAACGATTTATGCCAATGCAAATGAGCAAAAAAGAAATTGAATTGAGACAACAATTTACGGAAAAGAAAAAAGAAGCTGATCAAAAGCTGCAGGAGGGAAATGCCGAAGGGGCTCGTACGCTTCTTGACGAGGCCAAGACCTTAAAAGATCAAATTGAATTATTGGCGGAAGGCCGTTCTCTTGCTGTTCCGGAATTACCCGAAGATAATTTTGGTTCTAAATTGGGGAGCGATTTGCAAAATCGATCAAACGGAAATGAAGATAAGGAAGAAAGACAAAAAGAATTTACTTCTGTCTTTGTCAAATCAATTCGTGGTAAGCGTCTGACTGAGGAAGAACGGGACTTACTTGAAAGCCCTGAATTTAGAGCCATGTCCGGTAAAAATGAGGAAGACGGCGGCATTTTAATTCCTGAAGATATTTCCAGAACTATTAAAGAATTAAAGCGGGAGCAGGAACACCAGCTTGAACAATACGTGACAGTAGAACCGGTTGCCACGCGTTCAGGAACAAGAATGCTTGAGAAAAACAGCGACATGACTCCGTTTGCGGTTCTTGAAGAAATGGATGAAATTCAAGAAACAGATCAGCCGAAATTCAGCAAGCTATCCTACAACATTGTTGATTATGCTGGAATCTTGCCTCTTTCAAATACATTGTTGCAAGATACAGACCAAGCGATTATGAACTATGTGGCAAAGTGGTTTGCCAAAAAGTCGATCACAACCCGTAATGCTCTTATTCTTGCAGCTCTTGAAAAACTGAAAAAAGTTGATTTTAAAGGTTTAGATGCCATTAAGAAAACCCTTAATGTGACCCTTGATCCTGCGATTTCACCAAACGCTATCATTATGACGAACCAGGACGGTTTTGATTACCTTGACAATTTGAAAGATGGTGACGGCCGTTATCTTCTTAAAGACAACCCGACTGAGCCAACACAAAAAATGCTGTTTGGTCGCCGGGTTGTTGTCGTTTCTAACAGAGTGCTGAAAACAAAATCAGGAAAAGCACCTGTGATCGTTGGGGATCTGAAAGAGGCAATTGTCTTGTTCGACCGTCAACAGCAGTCCATCGCTTCCACGGATGTTGGTGCCGGTGCATTCGAAACCAACACAACAAAAGTACGCGCTATTGAACGCGAAGATGTCAAACTGTGGGACTCTGAAGCAGCTGTATATGGTCAGTTAACACTTGAAGAGGTAGCAAAATAATAAGGAGGAAGCCTTGATGTCACACGTAACAAAAAACTATAACACTGATGGCGGAGATCGAACGGTCATAGGCGGTGTTTTAGAGATTAACGGCGGAAAAGTCATAAAGGACGGACAGGAAGTTACTTTTGGCGGGGACGGATCAAATATCCGCGTGACTCATGAAATGCTCGATGACAAATCAGTTCGAAGTAACAACATCGGTACCGGCAGTGTAATGGAAGAGCATTTGAACTCGACTATCTTGAAGCGTTTTACCGATATTGAAGCCAAGCTGAAAGAGTTAGAGGGTTCATCTGGCACTGAATAAAATTTCAAGCAAAGGATGATGAAAAATGGCAGAACAATTTTTAAACCAAAGTAATGGTGTTTACACTTCCGCAGAGGATGACGGCACAGGAAAGCCTGTAACAGCTGTTTATTTGAAAAATAACAGTGAAGACAACCCTTTGTATATTAAAGGAATGCAGGGGGAACCAGGGCCCCAGGGACCACAAGGACCAAAAGGGGAAAAAGGAGATACCGGCCCACAAGGTCCACAGGGAGAGCCAGGCCCCAAAGGTGAGAAAGGTGATCCGGCTGTCATTGAAGACGGGAGCATCACCCACGAAATGCTTGGTGAAAATGTTGTCAGAAGCAAAAACATTGGTACCGGCAGCGTCATGCCGGATAACTTAAACAGCGAAGTAAAGGCCATGTTTGATAGTCTTCAATCTCAAATTGATGAGTTGAAAGAAAAAGTGGCAGGCTCTGACGATTCCGCGAACAATGAGCCACAAGAATAAGGCGGGTGAACCATCATGAATTTGGTGGATATGAAAAACTATCTCCGTCTGGACCATTCTGAAGATGATGAAATGTTATCGCAATTTATTGCGGCAGCGAAGAGCTATATTGTCAATGCTATTGGGCGGTTTGTTGACGGAAACTCACAATTTGAAATTGTGGTCAAAATGCTTGTCCAGCATTGGTATGAAAACAGAGGGATGTATGAGTCAGGGACAACCGGCTCGTCCATCCCTTTTACTGTCGAAAATCTATTGACGCAACTGCGTTATACGGATGATGAGGTGCAGGAAGATGAAGAGAAAGAGGACCAGCGATCTGCGGCACCGTCTGATCTTTCAAAAGAAAACCAAGATTCAAGATGAAGAGCTGAATTGGATTGACGCTTATGTTGATGTATTCACTGTATGGGGTGCTATAGATGGTTTTAGCTCTCTCGGAAATAATGAATCTATGGTTGCGGGGGCGTGGGGCGTTAAATCGCCTAAAAAGATCACCATTCGGTTCCGACAGGATATTCAACGCGATATGAGAATTGTTGAACAGATCGGCACAAATGAAAAGGGTGAACCTGTTTTCCGAGCCTTTGACATCCTTGACTTTAACGATCCTGAAGACTCAAAAAAGTGGCTTGAAATTATGTGCCAGGAGGTGGGGCTCAATGGCTGAAATGAACTTTGAAGGGCTGGACGACCTGGATCAATATTTTGAAAGAATCGGGGAAGACGTAGAAAAGGCAGAAGATGTGGCCTTACAAGCAGGCGGGGAAATTATCGCGCAGCACCAGCGACAAAATGTCAATCGAAGCGATAAGAATCAGCCCCATATAGCTGATAACATTACGGTTTCAAAGGCCAGGGAATCGAAAGGCGCAGAAAAATTCGTGTCAATTGGGCCCAATAAAAAAGTCGCTTACCGGGCGAGATTCTTGGAGTATGGGACATCAAAAATGCCACCTTATCCTTTTATCGAAAAAGGCAGGGATGAAGGGGAGGCGTCAGCTGTGGAAGTAATGGCCCGCATTCTAACAGCGCCAATCAAATGAGTTTTGATGCAAAAGCAGAATTGAGCGCTGCCCTGGTCAACGATTTCTCATTAAAAGAACTGGTGACAGGCGGCTTTCATAATAGAGTCGCTTCAGACGTCAACGTATACCCAAGAGTCATATATACAGAATTGAAAAATGCTGATAATTCATATGCCGATAATCAGTCGCAATCCTCGGAGGTTCGTTTTCAGATCAGCATTTTTACTAATTCGAATACAGTCAGTCAAGAAACAAAAATCGCAAAAGAAATTGACAGGCTTATGAAGTCAATCGGTTACGGTCGGTATGATTCTCAAGATTTATACGAAGAGGCGGACAAGGTTTTTCACAAAGCTATGCGATATAAGAAAGCTTTTTTAAAGGAGGAAAAGTAGTGGGACAAACAATTTACGGATTAGATATGTTTCATTATGCAGTAGTCGTGCAGGATGATGAAAAAGACTTGAAATTCGGTATTCCAGAGCGGATTCCGGGAGCCGTTAGCATAAAGGTAGACCCAAAATCAGAGCAAACAAAATTTTATGCGGATAACGGCGTCTATGACATTTTTAATAGTATGGGTGATATTGATTTAGAAGCTGAAATGGCCGATTTGCCAATGAGTGTACAAAAGAAAATTTATGGTCATACAGAAGAGAATGGGGTTTCCTTTGGAAGTGCTGATGACCAGGCAATTCATCTGGCTTTCGGCTTCAGATCGAAGAAATCAACCGGCGGGTACCGGTATTATTGGTTTCTTAAAGGGCTGCCTGAATTAATGCCAATTGAATCAAAGACGACCGAAGACAAAGCTGATCCGGAAAGTGCTAAGTTCAAAGTTTCATTTATGCCACTTCAAAGCCCGAAAGGAAAACGGCGCTGGAAAGCGCAAGCAGAGGACAGCGAAACATTTAACGGTGAAAACTGGTTTAATCAAGTTGTATACGATGGTTCTGCTTTTGCAACAGATACTAAAACCGAAGCAATTGGTTTAGGTAAATAAAGAATTTGGAGCGCTTATAGGCGCTCTTTTTTATTGTCCAAAAACAGGGAGGAATCAAGATGGAACCTATTTCAATCAATATCAGAATCAATGGTAAAAACAAAAAGTTTGTCACACCAAATTTCATTTCAGGAAAGCTGTTCCGGGACGCGGCCGAGATCGCAGAAGATATTGAGTCAACCGACCCTGAACGAATCTACACTGAAAAACAAATTGAATTTGTCTGTGATGCGTTTGGAAATAAATTCACAGCTGATGACTTTGAAAATGGCATTGATGCGAGGCTAGTCACCAGAACAATTTACGGTACTGCAAACTACGTTTTAGGAAATATCGCAGAAGCCAGCCGAATTTTAAACCCTGATCCAAACGACGGTGAAGAGCCGGGGAAGTAAATTTATCTGACGCTGTCATTGACATGTACAACGCGTTAGAAGAAATCGGTTATACGCAAAACCAGATTGATGAAATGGACATTGTTTACCACCTGCGGCGTCTGGCCCGCCGAAAAGAAGCCGGCGGAAAGCTAGCAGCAGGGAAAGAAGAAAAGCGCCTTTATATTGACCAGGTGCTCGGGTAAGGGGGTGACCGATTGGCTAAGGACATAAAAGTCAGACTGTATTCAAACTCGAACCAATTCAGAACGGAAATGCGTGCAGTTGCTCTGCAAATGAAAAACGTCAAATCTGAATTTGAAAAGAACCGTACAGCTGTAGGCGTATGGGGCAACGAGTTAAGAACGTCTCAAGAAAAGGCGAAAACACTCAACCAGCAGCTGGATATTCATAAGCGGAAAGTAAAAGCTCTTGAACGGGCTTATGCTGATTCAGCTATAAAAAAGGGCAAAGATGCTCAAGAAACTCAGACACTGGCTCGACGGCTTAACTATGCCACAGCTGAAATGAATAAAACGCAAAATGCTTTGACGCAGACCACGCAGAGGATCAAAAAGCTGGAGGATGAATCTAGGCGCGCTTCTTCTACAATCCACAGAATGGGCCAAAGAATGAATGCAGTCGGCAGCACAATGAGGAATGTCGGTGCATCTGTCGCCATGACATCGGGTATTGCCTTTGGTGGTTTGGTCCTTCCTTTAAAAGATGCGGTTCAAGTCGGCATCGACTTTGAAAAGCAAATGAGTAAAGTGCAAGCCATTTCCGGCGGAACAGCGGGAGACCTTGCAAAATTAACGGCACAGGCGAAAGAACTTGGTGCCACTACAGTTTTTACTGCCAGCCAGGCCGCGGACGCTCAAAGCTTTCTTGCGATGGCCGGATTTAAAACCAATGAGATTTACGGGGCTATGCCTGGCATGTTAAGCCTTGCAGCGGCCGGACAGCTTGAACTTGGAACAGCTGCAGATATTACATCAAACATCATGTCTGCCTTTGCATTAAAGGCCGAAGAATCGGCGCATGCCGCCGATGTGATAGCCTATGCAGCATCCAACGCCAATACCAATGTTGAACAAATGGGCGAGGCAATGAAATTTCTTGCTCCAAATGCGAACTCACTCGGCTGGGGCATGGAGGAATCGGCTGCCGCTATCATGGCGTTTGGTGATGCCGGTTTACAGGGTACTATTGCAGGTCAGGCTTTCGGTACGTCCCTGATCCGTCTCGCAACTCCTGCCAGGAAGGCACAAAAAGAAATTGATCGACTTGGTTTTGAATTTTTTGATGCTGCCGGCAATATGAAAAGCATGCCTGAAGTCATCGCAGAAATGGAAAAGGGCATGAAAGGCATGACCAAAGAGCAGCAGGCGGCAACCCTGAAAACGATTGTTGGTGCTGAAGCATACAAGCATTGGGCGGTCCTTCTTCAAAAAGGCTCGAAAGCGCTCGGAGAAAACACGAAAAAGCTGAAAGAATCCGACGGCGCGGCCAAAAAAATGGCGGATACCATGCTTGATAATGCTCACGGAAGTATCATTCAATTCGAATCTGCCTTGGAAGGTGCAAAAATAGCGTTAACAGAGGGACTTCTTCCTTCAATCGGTGACCTTGCGGATAAAGGCTCCGCCCTTCTTACCATGTTTAACAACCTGGATAAAGGCACACAAGCAACCATTGGAAAAACTGCGGTTCTTACTGCGGGAGTATTAGGCGTGACGACGGCTGTCGCTACACTGACGGCAGGAGTCGGCGCTCTGTTAGCTTTTACTGGTCCTGTGGGCTTGGCTATTGTCGGAGGAACGGCTTTATTGGGCGCTTTAGGAGTTGCCATGTATGCCGTTTCCGAACAAACCGAAAACATGAAGAAGAAACAGGAAGAGGCCAGGGAAAAGGCCTTGCTTTTTGGTGAAGGAGTTTCAAAGGCGACTCAGAAAGCAGCCGGCTCCTATGTGGATTTGAGAGAAAAAGCAGAGGTCCAACTTTTTGAACTCACCCGCGTTTCCGGGGAGCAGGCTGATAAGATGGCCGCGAAATTGGTTCAAACGTATTCTGAGATGCGGGATAAACTGATTCAACAACTTGAGACGCTTAGAAAAGACGCTTTGGTCGTTATTAACGGTTTAATGGAGGATACGGATAAGAACACTCAAAAGGCTGGGGAGAAGATCGTTGATAAGATGGTTGGTAATATCAATGAGGATATCCAGGAGGCCAGAGAAAAAGTAAAGGAACTGGAAAAACTCCAAAAAGAAACGGGCCTTGTCTCATCGAAAATGAATGATACTCAAAAACGAAGATTTAATGAGATCATTTCTTATTTTGAAGAATCTACCAGCAAATTTGCGGCCAATCAAAAAGAAGCTCTTGCCATGCAAAAAGCGGTAACAGAGCAGCAGGGAAAGCTCTCTTTCAAGCAAGCAAAAGAATACAACGACAAGATTAAAAAAGTCTACGACGAGGGCAAAAAAGCCGCGAAAGAAGATTATGAATACCGGAACAAAGTCTTGAATCAGTTGTATGCACAGGGCTATATAGATGCTCAACAAAAAGAAGCTCTCTTGAAAAAAAGTACAGCAGACTTCCAAAAGACCCTTGCTAAAAATACAGCAAGTTATGAGGAAAATTCTCGTGCACTTTTCTCTAAAATGTCTAAGAACGGTGAGCTTCTTGATTTAGAAACTGGTAAGGCTCTTGAAAGGCAAAAAAAGTTCGTCTCCAATTCGATGGGGATGGTACAAACTTTTGATGAAAAACAATATGAATATGAAGAACGTTGGGCACAAAAGCAAATTGAATATTTGAATAAACTTGGAACAAACAAAGAGGAGGCCATCAAAGCCACTAAACAAGCCCTTGAGGATTTTTATAGAGGTCTTGGTAATTCAGAACAGGAAGCCCAGGCAAAAGCAGACGAAGCGATCCAAAACGTCCTTGAAAAAATGAACGGCGGCAATGAAAAAGCTGAACAGGCCGGACGAGAAAAAGGATCAGCATTCACTCTTGGTTTGAGCAGTACATTAGGACAGGCCCAGGAAACGGGGAGTCTAATCGGTAAAGGAGCCAATCAGGGATTAAGCCAAGGGAAGATGCAGCCGAAGCAGTTTGGAATGGAAAAAGGAAATGCTTTTGCTCTCGGTTTAAGAAACACGCTCGGGATTAATAAACAATCCAGCAGCGTGCTCCGCCAATCGGTGAACAGCGAGCTATCTAAAAACAGCGGGGCGGCACGTGCAGCCGGTAAAGAAAAAGGTGATCAGCACAATGCCGGTTTAAGTTCCACAAAGCCTAAAAACAATAATACTGCAGCAAGCCTTTCAAAAAACGTGTCCGGTCGTCTAGGTCAGACAACTGACGGCGGGGGCGGTAAAAAAGCCGGTATGGACTTGACCAAAGGGTTGATGAGTCAGCAAACCGCGTCTTACAATGCCGGTTCGAAGGTATCAAACAAGGCGAAATCTGGATTGAAAAGTGTGAAAACCAGTAGTGTGGGATCTGATTTTGTCTCTGGATTTGTCAGAGGAATTGAGGGCGGAATCGGCAGCAACTCGCTTTTTAAAGCAGCTTGGAATCTTGGTAAATCTGCATTATCAGCATTGAAAAAGTCTATTGATTCTCATTCCCCTGCGAAAAAGAGTATGGCTGAAGGTAACAACTTTACAGACGGATTCGCGATAGGGATAAGCAAAACGGTCGCGCGCGCAAAACGAAGCGCCCAGGCGTTAGGGCAAGGAGCTAACCTGTCACTCAAACAGGAGATCAATAAAATGGCTTACAACATAAAAGGTGCGGCTGATGAGCTGCTGTCCTTGCGTTCGGAGTTAGTTGTCCGAAATGAAGTTGATACACCTTCTTTGAATCAGAAGCTTGATGCTCTCATTACGCTTCTTTCTAATGGTTTATCGTTTGGAGGACAACCAGAGCCGGCGGCCACGGGCGGGCCAATTAGAATTTATCCGGCGCCTGTCAATATTGATGGAAAACAAGTGGCGGAAATCGTTTTTGAACAAGGTGACGGCAGGATTTTGGATAGGAAGAGTTTAGACCGATATGATCAAAATGCTTATCAGAGTGGGGTGAGACGAACCTGATGAATCTTTATTTAGATTTTAATAATGGCCTGGGGGAACAGAGCTTATCAAGTTTGCTCCCCCATTTTAAGTTGCTGAGTTTTACGCCTGATTCACCGGCCATTGAACGGGAAACAGTGAAGATACCGAGGATCAACGGTCTTGTTTTGCCGCAGCATCCCCGCGATGTTGTTTTTAAAGAGCGATCTATCAAGGTGGAAATTCTATTAAATTCGATCATCGCAGAAAATTTTTATCAGTACAGGCGAGAAATTTATGCGCTTTTGGTGAAGCCGTTCCCTTATTATATTTCAACTGATCTATTGCCTAACCTCCGTTTTCTCGTTACGTGTGACGGTAATTTCAGCATACAGAAAGACAAACAGAAAAACCAAACTTCTTTTACTGTGGAATTTAATAACGTCACCGGCCTGGCTGAATCAAAATTTACGTCTTTGACAAAACAGAATTTTCACGGGGAATACTGGAGTCCAGGTATGAACATTCAAATGCGAGATGATCTGGAATACAGATTCAAAAATCGAAAGAGGTTTCAGGTTTATAACACTGGTGATGCCTATATCAATCCTCTGGAACATGACTACAATGTGACATTATGGGCGGCCGGAAAAAATGTGACAATCATCAATCATACAAATGGGGAAAAGCTGAAAATTGAGCAGGAATTAAAAAAATCACAGCGGGTTTCTTTTATTAAGCAATACACGGTGATCAATAAAACACCTATCAAAACATCCGGCAGGCTCCCGGGACTCGATATAGGAATGAATGAGTTTGAAATCCAGAATACCAATGATTTTGAAATCATATTCGATACTCGTTTCTATTACGGATAAGGAGCAAGGAAATGGCAAATGTGGATTTTATAAAAGAGATTGCACCAGACGCCCAAAGAGTCTATAAAAAGTATGATATTCTTGCGTCTCTAATTATTGCACAAGCCTGTTTAGAGAGCGGATGGGGTACAAGTGAGCTGGCGCAGAAAGGGAAAAACTTATTCGGCATCAAGGGGACTTATAACGGTCAATATGTTCTCATGTGGACGACTGAATATGATAAGAGCGGAAATGCTACCCGTGTGCAAGCCAAGTTCCGAAAGTATCCGTCTTGGTATGAATCTATTCAGGATTTAGCCAAGCTGTACATAAACGGAACGAGCTGGGATCCAAACCATTATAAAGCCGTGGTGGGGGAAAAAGATTACCAGAAGGCGACAGCTGCGCTTGTAAAAGCCGGTTATGCGACTGACCCAAAGTACGCCACCAAATTGAACAGTATCATTTTCACTTACAAACTCACACAATATGATTCTGTGGATGAGGTACCGGATGAACCTGAAGAACCCGAAACACCGATACCCACCCCGGAGGTACCGAGGAAAGAATATGATGGGAAAGACGTTCCCCTTAATCAAAATTTGCCTTCAGATGTTGATTTTCCACAGCTGCATGTACTAGCAGGGGACGGAAAGAATGTTGTTGAAATAACGGGTGTTTCGCTCGATCTGACGGACGATACGACGGGAAAGAAGAGTTTTACTTTCACAATCACTAAAACGCAGGAAAACGCTATTGAATTTGATCTGTTGGTGATCGATAACATTCTTTTTCTGGATGAACGGAAATTTAATCATCAAAAGTATTACATTACAAACGTTGAAGTACGGCAAGAAAATAATGTATTGAGAAAAACTGTTTCGGCCAGCCATATTTTTTCGGTCCTGCTGATCAACAATTATGTGACTGAAACGACGTCTAAAAAAATGACGATCAAAGAGGCTTTTGATATCGCATTAAAAGGGACGCCATTCAAGTATGTTTTAAAAGCTCCAGTGAGTGATTTTCCGAGTGCCGAACAAGAAAACTTTGGTGACGGAAATTCCACGGAATTGGTGGATAAAATCATTTTAGACTACGGTCCTGAGCTGGATGTTGATAATTATAAAATACTTGTTTATAAGAAAATCGGGCAAAAAATCAATTTTACCTTAGATTCTCGCTATAACATGCCAGGCATTTCTATTAAGACAAATTCACAAAACAGTACAACGCGCGCATGGGGATATGGGGCACTAAAAAAGAGCAGCACTGACAGTAAAAACCCACAATATGAATTTGAGCCGATTTTATACGTGCATCCGGAGGAAGAAAAGTTTTTACTCGAAGGCTTGCCGCGCTGGGCCGACCCGATTAAAGATGAAACCATAAAAAAAGCCAGCAGCATGGTTTCGGCATTAAAAAAACATGTGAATCCATACCCTGAATTGACAATTGAAGTAGATTTCCAAAAAATCTATGAGCCGAAGCTTTTAGAGATCGAGCAGGATTTTTGGAAAGGTGACACGATTCACGTCCTGGCTGATACGGCATCAGGGATCACGTTTGAAGACGATGTTCGGCTGATTTCAATTCAGTATAACCCGTTGAACCCATACAGTAGCCCAAAATTGACGTTCGCGAATTTCAGAAAAGATATTCAGGATATTGCAGTCAATCAGGCCAAGAAACTAAGGGATCAAAAACGATATATTGACCAGCTTTTCAAAACGCTCAGGTAGGCGTTTTTTATTTTGCCAAAAAAGGAGTGAAAGAGATGCAGCGGCTGATAAAAGACTATGATCAAACCCGGAATTCCCGTTATCAAGCACAACTAAGAGCAGATATGCAAAGCATAGAAAACAGCTTGAATGAGCAAGAAAGACAGATTCAATCGCATCAAACATCAAAAAAAGCTCATACGTCTGATCAGATTGCTCACAGCAGCGGGCTTACAGTATCCCAAGAAATCGAAACTGCCAAAGCACGGTTCAGAAACTTGGTGTTCAATGCCGACGGAACGAACATAAAAGAAGTTGTTGACGCGCGTGTTGATCGTAAGGGGACAATTTACCCGACTTTATGGGACCGTCTGGCTGCAGACGGGCAGTATATTGAAACAAGATTTAACTTTAAAAATGCGCTTAACTATGGTGCGGACCCTACAGGAAAAAAGCCTTCCGCTTGGGCTATACAAAAGGCTTTAGATGAAATTCATCGAGAGGGTGGAGGCCAGCTTGTTATACCAGAAGGCATTTATTTAATTGAGAAGAGAATTTATATCTATGGGAACACCCGATTTACAATGTCTCTAAGCTGTGTATTACGTAGAGGATGGGCGGGCGGATTTTTTGCCAATGGAACGCCGAATGATAAATTCACAGGCTATTCCGGAAGAGGCAACATCATAATTGAAGGCGGTATTTTAGACGGTAACTATGCCAATATAGACAAATACCCGACTACTGCGATGGACTCAATCATTTTAGGCCATGCAAATAATATTTGGATTGACCGCGTAACTTTCAAAGACACGATTACCGCCCATGCCATTGATGCCAATGGGATCAACAATCTCCAGATCACAAGGAGTAATTTTTTTGGTTTTATTGATCTGAGCGGAAAACGCCCTTTTTCAGAAGCCATACAGCTTGGGGAATTTGTTGAAATGGGCGTCAATCAATTCGGAGCGTTTGACGGTACCCCTAATAAAAATGTCTATATTGCTCACAATCATTTTGGTAAATCTGAGCTGTTGGGCGGCTGGGGTTCTGCAATAGGAAATCACTATTCTGTTTATGATATTTTCCAAAAAAACATCACAATCTTTGACAATACGATTGAGGACTGTGGCTTTGCAGGGGTAAGAACGTTTAAATGGGGCGAAGTTAAGATTTTAAACAATAGATTTAAGCGCAACAACGAGTGTATCCGAATTTCCCAAGCAGCCGGAGGAATTGAAAGTTCTAAAAATGCTGCAGGAGTTCAAATGAATCGCCCACAAAATGCACAAAACGTCTTGATTCAGGGAAATGACTTTTATGATTACAAGTCATACGGAGTCTTATCGTTTGGGCAAATATATAAAAACGAAATCGCCTGGAGCGATGGCATTCGTATTTTGGGTAACTATTTCAAGCTGAAGGCAAAAGAGATCGGCGAATATGACTATGAGCAAGCCATTAAATTAGTCTTTGCAAGAAATGCTTTCATCTCTGATAACCGAATCTTTGGGGGAAGAAGAGGAATGTGGATAGAAGGATGTTTCAACACCTTTATTGATCGAAATTATGTGTCCTGTGTTGATACAGAAGCAATCTACGTCGAAAAAAGTAGAGACAAAACTTCTACCGTGCCGAAATCATATCACCTATCTATTGATCGAAACGAAATTAACACCACTGGCCGCAACGGTATTTTCATTCAAAACTGCGATCACTTTGATGTGAGAGATAATAATGTGATGAATACCAATAAAGAGCAAAGCAGTACGAGAGGGCGCGGGGGCATTTATGTGGAAAATGGATATGACGGACGGATTGAAAATAGCCGGATACGAGGTGTTGAGAAGGCGTTTGCGATTTTAGTAAAAGACGCTGCAACAGAGGTGAATGTCACCAACACAAAAGGAACTGGCCGCGTCATCGTTCAGGGAGATTCCAATTTTAACGGGTATTACGGGACAACAAAAGATGACTATATTAGAAAAGTCATTACAAAAAGTAGCAGCTAATTGAAAGGGGAGGTGAACCAATGATTTATAAAAATACGGCTGTGCACTTTGATGTCAATGCTCAAATGAAGCGAAGTGTATCAGCAAATATTCAGTTTAGTACACAAGATATAGGGACCGCGAAATTGTCGTTTAACCTGACAAAGGACGGTGTACCTTTGCCGATTAGTAAGGCAACCCATGCCAAGCTATTCATGAAATTTACTGACGGCAGCCAGGTCTATGTCAATACAGAAGTCGAAGACGCGCTGAAGGGCGCTATTTTTTATGTCTTAACGCCGGAACAAATCAAACATGCCGGCACCGTTCACGCGGAGCTTTATGTCAAATATGATAACGGTCAGAAAATGAGTGTCCATAAATTTTCTTTTGAGATTGATAAAGCTCTCATTGATGCGGATATCGTGCCCGTTGCCGAATACTACTTTGAAGATTTTGAAACGTTCAAAGCTGAAGCGGAAGAAATGATTGATGACTTGCAGGCGAAATTTGAAATGCTTGATAATATCGAAACCAAAGAGGGAGCTCAAGCAAGAGCTGACGCAGCCGAAACCAATGCGAAAGCTTACATGGATAAGCACGCATCTAAAAAAGACAATCCTCACGGTGTCACAAAAGATCAGATCGGCTTATCAAAAGTAGACAATGTGAAGCAGGCGACAAAGGCAGAGTTTGATGAGCACCACAGCGATAATACTCGACACATAAATAAAGCTGAGCGAACCAAATGGAATGCCGGACAGCTTTATAAATTAACCGATGACAACGGCGGCAGAACACTAATTCCTGATGACACTGACTTATTAACCTTACCATCCGGACTTTATTATGGTGTCAGTAACAAAGTTGTGAATTCTCCAGAACCGAAGGCGGTCGAGTGGTTTCATTACGATGTTTCAACTAATAATGCGCGCAAAACGATTGTGGTAACTGCTACGGCCAATCCTAGAAGGTGGTTCGGAACAATCCACACTGACGGGTCATTTAAAGGTTGGCAGAGATTTATAACGGATGCCGACGCGGAAGTTACCTGGGAATCACCTACTTTGTTAAACGGGTGGAAGCAGTATGGAACCCATAAGGTTCAGTTTAGTAAAAATGCCCTTGGAGAGGTTGAAATTATTGGCTCAGTAACCGGTGGAACCATTGGTTTTGATGTGCCAGCTTTTACGTTACCTGTTGGATACAGACCTATACAAATGAATCATTTTATAGGTGTAGCCTCAAGTATCGGTGCGGGTTCTGCTCCACAGTTTCATAGAACTCAAATCAATACGGATGGCAAGGTGTATATTCAGAGCTGTTCAAATACAACAAACCCTAATGAATTTATAACATTTGGTTTTAAATTTAAGGCGGCATAGGAGGGGTTTTCATGAAATGGCTTTACAAATACGATAAGAAATACAACTACATCCCGGGTGAAGAGATACAGGTTGAGGACAACGCAGAGCTTCCGGAATTTTATTGTGAAATAAAGCCGCCTGACGGTATGTACCTAGCAAAATTTGATCCTGGGAAAGGGACATGGTTTGAATCGGCTACCAAAGAATATATTGAAAGCTTGCAGCCTCCGAAGCCTGAGCCAGACATAACTGATCTATTAAAAAAACAAAATGCCTTGCTCTCATTGCAAGTAGCACGCCTTCAGGCTGATGTTGAAGCGTTAAAAGGGGGCGGGGCATCATGAAGTATCCCACTCTTGCAGATATAAAACAATTCTATGATTGGGGGTGTTACACGGATGATGAGATGCGAGAGTATGTAAGGATCGACTGGATCACCCCAGCAGAGTATGAACAGATAACGGGATGGAGCTATGACAAACCTGCCGTTAGTGTGGACTTAGGTACAGCAATCACCCCATAAGGGTGTTTTTATTTTGCCTCAAAGGAGGTGAAAACGATGTGAGAACAGGAGGATTTCAGGACATGCCACAGCCAAATGATTATGATGTTTTACAAAAAGAAATCGCAGAAATCAAAGCAGATCAAAGAACACAAGATCAGCGGATCACTACCCTCGAAAGAACGACTGATCGTCATGATCAGCAGATCATTTCAATTAATGAAAAACTGAACAAAATCGAGGAAAACACAACTTGGATCAAGCGCAGCATCACCGGCGCGATCATCACAGCCGTCAGCACCGGTATCATTGGCGGCGCAATCGCTGTTTTTTATAATCTACTGCAAAAATAAGGAGGAAAACACAATATGAAAAACTTAGACAAAGGCACGGTCGTTCGGACGGTGCTTCTTTTTATTGCATTGGTAAACCAGACATTGATCATGTTCGGAAAGGCAGCTTTGCCGATCAGCGAGGACCAGGTCAATACGCTGGCCGACGCTCTGTATTTGGCCGGCTCTACGATTTTTACTATCGTCACGACGTTGGTTGCTTGGTTTAAAAACAACTATGTCACTGGCAAAGGAAAGCAGCAAAAAGAAGTTCTAAAACAAAAAGGATTAACAAAATGAGGTTGCCGGCTGGCAGCCTTTTTTATTTAAAACAAAATTGGAGGGGTTCAAATGGTTAAAGTTGTGAAAAACTTTGTGAAAGTCAATCAATATACCCGGCCAGGGCTAAAGTTGGCAGGAGTGAAAGGGATTGTTATGCACTATACGGCTACGCCTGGCGCGTCCGCACTGAATGAGCGGAATTATTTCAATGGCACATGTATCGCTGATAAACGTTACGCGTCAGCCCATTATTTTGTGGACCGTAAAGAAGCCCAACACATCATCCCTGAAAATGAAGTTGCGTACCATGCACATGATAAAAACCGCTGTTATGTGAGTTTCCTTAAACCGAACGCTAACACAAAGTCAATTAGCGTTGAAATGTGTGTCGAAAAAGACGGCAAGATTCACAGTGAAACGGTTCAGAATGCCGCTGAATTGGTCGCCGATCTGTGCAAGCGTTACGGCCTTTCTACAGACAAAATCGTTCGCCATTATGATGTGACAAACAAAAACTGTCCGGCTCCCTGGGTGAGCGATTCAAGCCAGCTGGCAGCATTCAGGAAAAAAGTTGATACCCTGCTTGGAAATAAAACGGTGTCAAAAACAACATCACCCACGAGCCAGTCAAGCAAATCCACAGGGACTATCCTGAAAAAAGGGTCGTCCGGTTCCCAGGTCAAGTCGCTGCAAAAACGTTTGATTGCCGCTGGTTTCTCGCTGCCGAAGTATGGGGCCGATGGCTCGTATGGCAATGAGACGGTGCAGGTCGTCAAAGCTCTGCAAAAGAAAGCGGGTATCGCGGTGGATGGAATTTACGGACCGGCTACCGAAAAGGCGCTCGCAGCTATTGAAGCGAAAAAGAAAAAGCCTTCCTCAAGCGGCAAAAAATCATCCTACCCGCTGCCGTCTGGCATTTATAAGGTAAAAAGCCCACTGATGAAAGGGACGGCCGTCCGGCAGATTCAGGAGGCTTTAGCTTCCCTCTATTTCTATCCGGAGAAGGGCGCGAAAAATAACGGTATCGATGGTTATTACGGGCCGAAAACGGCAAACGCGGTCAAACGGTTCCAGATGATGCACGGGCTGTCTGCGGATGGAATTTACGGACCTAAAACGAAGGCGAAACTTGAAGCTCTGTTGAAGTGA